CGCTGCTCCTTCATCAGCTCCGGCGCGGTGGCGGCGGCCGAGGCGCGGATCACCATCGAGCGGGGCCCGCAGCTCAGGTCGCAGTCATCGACGGCGTAGGCCCCCATGTAGACCGGCAGCTGGCCGTCGGTGCTGTAGCCCAGCCAGACCCGGATCCACGCGCCCGTGCGCGGGAGGGGCATGCGCTTCTCCCGGTCGTCGACGGTGATCTCCAGGCTGTCGCTCACCTGCCCCGCTTCATCGGTGATGCGGATCGACACGAGGCGATCACGGATCTGGGCCGTGATGTCGGACCCGTCAGCGGTGATGCGGAACGCTGGCGTCGTCATACATCCCAGATCCTGACGGTCTCGGTGGTCTCCGGCTGCGGCAGATCCGGCAGCTGAATGTGCAGCCCCTCGGGCAGGATCGGTGCGATGTCGGCGAGGTTCTGGTTCACCAGCAGCACCGCCTCGACGGTGCCCTGGGTGCGGCCGTAGTAGCGCCAGCAGATGAGGTCGACCTCATCGAACTGCTTGGTCACGTAGATCTGGCTCATGGTCGGACGAGGCTCCGGATCGTGTCGGTGACGTAGGGGTCGACGTCCAGCATGGTCGTGATCGTGGCCGCTGAGTCGATCATGTCCTGCAGCGCCTGGCCGCCTTCAGCGCTGCCGCCGAGGGTGTTGAGCATGGCGGTGGTGGCGGGGCGGAGAGCATCGAGGGCGATGGCGGTCGCTTCTGCGCCGCGGCCGGCGGCCATCTGCTGCACCATCTGAGCAGCGCTGATGCCGACCTGGGCCCAGACGTTCGACTGGTCGATGTTGAGGCCGACGAGGCCGAAGGCATTGAGAGCGGCCTGGACGTAGTTGCCGTTGCCGATCGACTGGGCGATGCCGGCGAGCTGGCCGAGGTTGAAGCCAGCCCCGCGCGCGAGCTCGGCGACGGGGGCCCCGACGACGCTGCTGGCCCAGGAGGCGGCATCGAAGGCGGAGCCAGGGAGGGCGAAGGGCTCCAGGTCGATGGGGAGGGTGGTGCCGAAGACGGGGGCGACGCTCGTCGGGCTGGCCGCCGCGCCCGGGTTGTCCTCCCCGTAGCGGACCAGGTCGATGGTGAAGTCGATGCGGCGGGCGGCACCGCCCTGGACGAATACCGCCTGGCCCTCGCGCACGCGCTTGATCGCCCACTTGCCGTAGACCCGCCCGACGCCATCGGACAGCATCTGCGGCTTGCCCTCGGCGGCGAGGGAGCGAAGGGTCTCGATCGTCTGGTTGCTGCCGGTGAAGCCCGGGTAGAGCTGGCCCTCGAGGGTGATCGTCTGGTCGCCGGGGCCGAGGAACTGCTGAGCGGTCTCGCGCAGGATCCGCTCCTGCCCCTCCCAGCGGTAGTCCGCCTGACGGTCGAGCGACTGCGGGGCCCCGTTCTTGAGGTCGAACTGGAAGGATCCGAGCTGGAAGAGGGGGCGGCTCATCAGTCGTTCAGCAGGACGCGATGGGAGGCGGCCAGGTTGTGCTGGATCTCAGCGAAGGCATCGAGCACATGCTGGCGGATCTGCTGCGGATCACCACCGGTGGCGTTGATGGTGATCGGGGCGTGGATGGTGACGGCCGGCGGCGGCGGGGCAGCGGCGGCGGCAGGGGATGCGAGGAGGGCGGCGAGGGCAGCGGCGGTGACGGGCTGGGCGACGCGGGGGATGATGCTGCCGTTCATGCCGGGGACGAACAGCTCGGCCCGCCGCTCACCCACCATGTAGGGAGTGCCTGCGCGGACGCGCCCCCCGCGCGCGCGACCCTCGGGGGCGTCCTCGGCAGGGGCAGGCCCAGCAGCTGCTGCACCCCCACCTGGGGCAGCCGGCGCGCCGAAGTTCATCAGACTGCGGATCCGGCCGATGGTGCTGCTGATCCAGCCGAACAGGGCCCCGGCCCGGGCCTTGAGGCCGTTGATGATCGAGGAGATGATCTGCTGCCCGATGCTGCTGGAGGTGAAGATCCGGATGATGGCGGTGGGGATGGGCGCGAAGATCCCGAGGAGCCGTGGGCCGATCGACTGGGCGGTGGCGACGATCTGATTCCAGAGGCGGGAGAAGAACCCGCTGATCGGCTGCCAGTTGCGGATGACGACGAAGGCGAGGGCCGCGACACCGGCGATGGCGGCAGCCGCCAGGCCGATCGGCGGGACGACCAGGGCGAAGACGGTGCCGATCCCCGCGAGCAGCGGCACGGAGGTCATCACCGCACCGATGGCGGCACCGATCGTGCCGATGGCCGACACCACCCCGGCGATGATCGGCAGCACGATGATCAGGCCGGCGAGGGCACCGACGACGGCGACGATGCCGGTCGCCAGGCCGGGCTGCGCAGCGGCGAAGCTGCCGAAGCCCTCCACCAGGGGCGTGATGATCTCTGCCAGCTTGGTGAGCGGCGGCAGGAGGGCATTGCCGACGGCGATGCCGAGCCGCTGCGCGCTGTTCTGGAAGCTCGCCAGCGTCCCCTGGAACGTCTTGATGCTCCGCTCGTAGTCCTTGTCGACGGTGCCGGCCGCCGCCGTCCCACCGGCATCCGCCTTCAGCTTGTCGTACTCCTTCCGGTACTTCATCAGGGACATCAGGGCCAGCTTCGCCTCCTTGTCCCCGAAGATCTCGCCGAGCTTGAAGACGTCGCCGCCGGTGACCTTCTGCAGCTGGTCGAGCGCGGCCTCCATCGGGTTCACGCCCTTCGCCTTCGCGTCCTTCAGCACCTTCTCGATGTCGACGCCGAACTTCTTGAACCGCTTCACCGCATCTGGCGCGGTCATCTTCAGCATCGCGTCGGTCAGGCGCGTCGCAGCCTGGCCCGCATCCGGCGCATCCTTCCGCACCATCTGCATCATGCTCGCCAGGGCGATGGCACCCTGCTTGCCCTCGATCCCGAGGCTGCCGGCCGCCGCCGCGATGGTGGGCATGAACTGCGCCATGTCCTTCAGCTCGAAGGCCCCCTGCTTGCCGGCGAACGCCAGCGCATCGAAGGTCGCCTTCAGCTCCGTCGGTCGGATCTTCAGCGCGTTCTGCAGCTGGAAGCCGGTCTTGGTGACGTCGAGCAGATCGGAGTTGGTGGCGGTCGCCACACGGCCGAGGGTTTCGATCGACGCGACAGCGTCCTTCAGCTCCAGGCCCTGGGCGACCAGATCCTGGATGCCGGCCGCGAGCTTCTCCGGGGCCAGGTTGGTGAGGTTCCGGCTGCTCAGCCGCAGCACCTCGTTGCCGAGGGTCTTCAGCTCCACCTGGCTGACGTTGGCGGTCTTGCCGATGTCGCTCAGCACCGCCTCGAAGCTGGCGGCAGCCTTGATGCTGGAGCCGAGGGCCAGCCCGACACCTGCCGCGCCGACGGCGGCCTGCTGCCAGAGGGCGTTGTCGAAGATCCCCTTGAAGCCCTTCTTGCCGGCGATCGCGGCGTCGTTCATCGTCCGGCTCACGTTCCGCCCGAACGTCGACACCTGCATCTGTGCTGCACGCACCGATGCCGCGAGGCTGGCGGCGACCTTGCCCCCGATCTCAACCGTGATCTTCTGGATGCCGCCGCCGATCATGGTTTCGCTGCCTCGTTGATCTCATTCTGGATGGCCTGGCCGTCCTCGAGGAACAGCCAGAAGTCATCCAGTCCCATCTCCAGGATGTCGGCCAGGCCCCAGCCGGTCAGCTTCGACAGGAGGATGATCGCCCGTCTCAACTCTCGGTCTGTGGCCTGGCCCCCTTGAAAGCCATGTACTGCGCCTCCAGCTTCGCCCAGTCGGCGGCGTCGAGCTCCAGCAGATCATCCTGCGGGGTCTCGGTCAGGGTGCACATCATCATGAGCACCTTGTCCTCATCGCTGCCGGAGGCCTTGGCGTAGGCCATCTCGTCACGCACCTTGGGCCGGCGCATGACGAGGTGTTTCACCTCGACTCCCGACACCTGGATCGGGAAGTCGAGGTCGATCTTCACCGTTGCTCGCTTGTCGATCGCCATTCAGCTCAGACCCCCAGCGCTTGACGGATGCTCTGCAGCTGATCCTGGCCGCCGACCTTGCGGATCATGTTGACCTTGTCGATCTCGATCAGCTCCTGCCCACCGATCGTCAGCTTGTAGTAGCGGAGGGCGATGCTGAAGGTCGGGTTGCTCATGTCGCCCGCCTTCCAGTCGCCGGTCTCCAGCTGCTTCAGGCCGCCGGTCATGTTCACGACGACGGGGACGACGTCCTCGCCATCGCGTCGCATCGCGCCACGGGCGGTGAGCTGCTTGTCCTGGGCGGCGAGGCCTACGAGCTTGATCACCTCCGGGTTGTACTCCTGCAGGACGAAGGAAGCTTCGAGCTTCTCCATCCCCATGTCGTGCTCGACGGGAGCATCCATCCCGCCGGCGCGAACCTCCTCCATCTTCACGGTGATGGTGGGGAGGGTGAGCGTGTCGATGATGCCAGCGAGGCCGCGGCCATCAACGAACAGGCTGAAGTTCTTCAGGATGCGTGGGAGCTGGGCC